AAGTTGTTTTGCCAACCCCCCACCCATAACATTATAGCAGTTACAACCTTGAATAATAATATCAAAATTACCTTTTTCGGCAAGTTTAATTAGATCTCCTTTGATTGTTTTCATAAGTTTACCTCATATAAAGTAGCGAATAATTTGATAATGGTCTTCAAAGCACTCTCTTGGGTCGAGTTCAGAGAAAGGAATCCAGAATGCCTTATCAGCATCAGAACCACCTTTTACTCTTGGGAGTTCTCCATCAGGAAGAACAACATTGAATGCGTGAGTGATTGTCCTACCACGGCTGCTTCGGTGAATTGAATCAAAAACGTGATTGTTTCTGATTGAACCACGAAGAACCGGAGAAGGGACCTTAAGACCGGTTTCCTCCCGGAGTTCCCGAATCATAGCATCTTCTATAGATGCGTCAGTGCCTGCATCAACAAAACCACCCGGCAGTGCAATTAATCCTTTACCTGGATATGCATCTCTACGGACCATCAATACGTGACCAGACTGAAAGACTACAGAATCTACTGTAACAAAAGTCGGAGGCCAAGGTAGAGATGCATATTGAGACTTATACTTTTCAATAAATCTCCGCTCATTGACAATGTGATTATGCCACTCAGTACTCTTCATATTATCAAGATAACTGAAGATTTTTTCTGGAACAACACTCTTTACGAAGTCCATATTCGGCTCTTCTACAAAGTAAAGTTCCCGAATTTGAGTTGCACTTAGATTCTGCTCAAGAGGAACCTCAATCAGCTCCCATTGAGGAAACATTTTCAAGTAGTAAGAAGTCTCGTCTTTATCACAACCGATGATACCAATTTTACCATGAGATTCAAGAGTTTCGGTGCAATACTTTACTTTTTCTTGAACTGCATCGCACCATTTGGCATCACCATAAATATCTTCTTGAATTTCGATTTCTAAATATTTTTCCTCTGTTTCAGAATTAACAGAACCTAGAATAGCCTGTCGAATTGCCGACCAATAACTATTAGTAGTTAGATGTTCTAACGATATTTGGAGTGGATTCTTATAAGTTACTGGCTTGTACTGAGAACCTATAATCATAATGAGATTATCAGTTAGTTCATATGCTCTTTTTACAATTTGAAGGTGAGCATTATGAAATGGCTGAAATCTTCCAATAAAAACAATTGCGTCGTATTTTTTCATTCTAAACTCCTTAGAATTTTAAGTTTGGCGTGGTCTATCCCACATCCATAGTATATAGCACAGATGAATCTTAAAGTAAGGCCTATGTGCCAGTTCTTAAACCGGTTCGTTCTTATAAATTTCTAATTTGAGCCAATTAATCAGGGCATTTAGCTCCATTCGTTTTTCTTGAGTTAAATCTGAACCCTTGTTAAAAAGGTAACAATCTATCGCCTCAATGGCAAGTTTTCGATCTTTTTGTGAAACAAGTGACATAATTAATCGCTCCAGTTTTCGTATAAAAATCCATCATTAGTGGAATAATGGATATGATAAATTCCGTTTTTTATAAGATAAATTGAACACAGTCTACATGGCCTGGCATTTCTTATGTATTTTTTGCCATGTCCACCAACACGACAAACAATAATAGTGTCGGCATCTTCCCTTTTCTTTAGTAAGGCTTTTATTTCAGCGTGAAGATACTGCTTTTTTGCAAGAGAAGCATCATTGAAGATCTTTGCGGCATTCTGGGCTGCCCAATATTGGACTGGATGAGTCTTTTCATAATCGTTGACCGCAGCCGAAATGATCTTATTTCGCTTAAGAAGAATGGCTCCCATTTTCTTAGGGGCATCCGAGGCCATGGCAACAGCAATGGCCTGATCAAGAATACTCTTTTTTAGATGACTTTTTTGGATCACGATTTACCATTAATTAAGCTATAAAAATATTCCCTAGTAATAGGATCATAAGAGTTCATAAGCTGCCCCCAATACTGAAAAGGGAGCCAAAGGCGAGAAATCTGGTAACGTAATTCTGACATGGTACACAATGCAACGAACCCTAATAATATCACAAAAAACAGGTAATTGTGTAATGAGTGGTCAGTTTGCTTTCTGTCCATTAAAGCAGAGCGAGTAGTGGGACTATAATCATTAAATAACCAATAATCGCTCCAGACACCTCATTAAGTGTCTGGAGCATCGTACTATCGTCTTCCATTTTGCCAGTTAATAATTTCAGACAGTCTGTCTGTTGTAAAAAAATCTTGTTTTAAATACCAATCAGACCAAAATTGATGTCCCTTAGAATGATTACATTCATTACAGGCACACACAATATTGGTAATTCGATCAGAACCACCTTTTATCCTAGGTGTTATGTGGTCTAAAGTCAAGTTTTCAGGAGATCCGCAATAGGCGCACTCATGATTCCATTCTTCTTTTATTGATTCTTTCCATTTTTTTCTTGCTTCTGAACTTGTTGTTGCTTCTAGATTAAACAATAGATCTTGAGACGTTTGGTACAGTCGCATTTAAAATTGGCGAACCTTTGATTATTTAGGAAAAAATCTAAATAATTAAAAGAGTTAATATTATGGATAATAGAAAAAAAACATTAACCAATTTAATTTTCATTATCTGTGTATCCATAATAGGTTTCACCGGAGTAAATTTTATATCATGTAATTTCTTGGTGCCTGGATCCATTAACCGGGCCAATGTAATGGGTGGACTTAAAAATCCACCTTCACTAGATTGTAAAGAATCTGAAAGAAGAGGGTATGAGGCAATTTTAACATTATTGACGACTATTATTGCCCTTAAAACAAAAATGGAAGATGACTAATGCCAAGAGAATTTGACACTGATTCTAGAAAAGACTGGAACGCCCCGATTCACAATTTACTGAAGGCCATCGATAACCACAATAGAGAATATTTTAAAAATGGCGATTTATGGCACCTGGAGAAAGCCGAGCAGTTGAGGTCTTATGTTCGGGAACTAAAAGAATGGATCAAGAAAAGAGAAACTTAAAAAATCTCCAAACTGTTTTGTAAATTCTTACAATTTCTAATGCAATAAAAGAAACACCAGATTTCCACTTGGGAATATTGTCTAACTTTATTGCATTAAAATAGAAATTTATGTTCGCTTTATGATAATCATACAAAATAAAATCTCCCAATAACCACTCATAATCATGTATAATTGATGAGTATTTAACGTCATGAGGAGACAAAAACCACCAAAACAATCGAGGAATAGAACCTAAATCCGACTCAAATCCAACGGAGATATATTTTCCATGACATAGTTTATATTCCTTTATTATTTTTATTCTTTGTGGACCAATGTACACAAAGAGAGGTAGCGTCATCCTCTTATGATCGAAATAAATTCTTCTGGTAGATTAAAAGCCGTTGCAACCGCAATAAATGACATAACGACATTAGTATCAACCGGGGATAGTTTCGTTAGTTCTTCCCAGACAATTCTAAAACTATTAAAGTTACCATGTTTTACCTCATAAAATGCGGCAGTAAAGGCCGAGGTTACTAGTGCATTTTTTTGAGAAACGGCGAACATAAACTGCCTCATTTCTTCTGATTGCAAGACTATTCTTTCAAACCTATTCCAGTCTGCCGCTTTAGTCAGAACCTTATCGGACCCACTATCAATCAAAATAATAGTATCTTCAATAATCGAAATAAATTGTTGTGGTAAATTAAGTGCCTGGGCCACGCCAATTATGGCCAGGATAACGTTTTTATTGACCGGGGAAATCCTTATCAGCTCATTCCAGACTATCTTAAAACTATTATACTTACCATTTTTTGATTCAAAAAAGGCCGCAGGAAAAGTAGAAGCAACTAATGGATTTTGAGTCGCGGCATAAGAAATAAAATCTCTTATTTCGGTAGACTGGAGAATAATGGTTTCAAAATTATCCCAGTCTGGGGGTAGTTGGGGTTTAGGTGGTTCTGTTGGGGGAACCGGGCGATTCAGGGCCTCTTCTAGAAGATTTATGATGACGTATTGCCTTATTGAATCATCCCATTCCCATCTTTCTATTTCGGGATCATAATCATAATCAGGTACTGAATCAGTAAAAGTGGTTATAAAATAGGCCGGTCCTGATTCAAAAGATACTTCTTCTGGTAATTCAAGTGTATTATCTTCTGGGTTAAAGGTGGCCGAAGAAAAAATACCATTTCCGGATCTTGAAATCCAACCAGAAGTTGTTTCAGTAATACTAGAATTTTCAGGAGTAAAAGTATTGGTTTCTTGATTATAAGAGCCTTCTACTTTTTCTACGTTTTCAATAATTCTAGAAATTGGTCTTTCATGAGGACCGCTCCAACCTAACGAAATTAGTTCTTCATGAGAAATTTCTCTTAGGTCGGTTCTTACGGTTCCATCTGGATACCTATAATATTCTGGCAATTCTTGTGGCCAACCGCCGTGGGGAGGACTATATTCTGGGAGTTTCATGGGCTTAGGAAAAAATTGGGTTCAAGGATCAAGGTTCAAGTTTCAAGGTTCAAGGTTCAATAGGTTACACACCGGAAGGGGCGAACACAGAAAGTATTCGTCTTACTGCAACTGGCGATACTGCCATTACTGAAGTTCTGACCGCAGGCATTAGTAGAGGATACCTCCGTAGAAGACCAATAATTGGAGCTGGCAAACGTGTCCCATTGGGTTCTACAGACGTAGCCGGGGTTGTTGAGTTGTGAAGAGGATGGAACAAACCAGTCACAAGGATTAAATCCACATTGGAGTAGTCGTGTATTGAGGGCTGGCCATTCGCAAATACAACATTTGTCTCCAACCTGGGTTGAGTTGTATTGACCACCGGCCCATTGAGAACCTAGTTGAACACAGTTGGGAGCTACAAACCAGGCAACACCATTTGCCTTACAAATAAGTCTTGCACCATCTCTGGTTGCACAAGAAAGAGCACAACACCTGGCAAATGCCTTGTAATAACAATCATTAGGGGCCTCGGGAGAAGATAACCACCACCAGTTTGTCGGACCAACGTATATAGTCATATTAGAGCCTTGTTTTATTATTATTTAGTTCTAGTAACACTTTATTTCTTTGTATTCAGAATTTGTTTCTTCATTAATTTGTTTTTTAATTTCGGCTCTTTTGTCATTTAAAATATAAACGTCTCTAGCAAGTTCAATAAAAACTCGATCAAAGTCCTGGTCTTTTTCTTTCAATCTCAACTCGTCTTCAACGACCCATAATTTCTTATTAATTCTATAAAGTTCCTGCTTTAACTCACCATCATAATCAATGCTAGTCTCTATTTCCAATAATTCTTTAAGTTCTTTTTTTACAAATTCACTATCAGAAAACTCTGACTTTATTTGTAAAATCGTAATCTTATCAATAAGTTCTCCAATTGAAACAGGAATTTTAACCATAACTAAGACCTCTTTTATTTTCTAGTCTTTTTAATATTTCCTCATAAACTAAATTTTTCTCCTCTAATGTAAATTTAATTCGGTCCTCATTGAGCCTTACCGCAAGAGAACTATCATAACTACAAATTCTCATCGGAGCCGGATAATACGTGCAGTCTCGTTCTATAATATGAAAATCGTCTGGATAAGACACATTATTTTTATGAGTACCCGCAATAAAAACGGATGCGGGGGTATTAACGGCCTTTGCAAAATGCTGACCACAACTATCACATCCGATAAAATAATCTGCCGCCTTAATGATTCCGACCCATTCTCTCATGTTTGGGTCTGGCTGGGGCTTATATGACGTTCCGTCGTGGTGTTCATGGGCTCCCATATAAACAATATTGTACTTTAATGATAACTTTTTAATCAGGTCTTCATAAAAATCCTGAGGAAAAGACCGATAAGATGGGTCAAAAATACCTAAAGGACAACGATTTGCAGTACTTCCATATGGCTGAACCACAATTGTTTTTTGTTTTTTCTGAAGTTCCCTGACCTCATGAATAATCTGATGTCCTTTTAGTTCTTCAAACTGAGAAAGTTTGATATATTCAGAAGGAAGGTTTTCATAATCAGTTGAATTATTGATTTCTTTATGAAATGCCTGAATAAGGTTTATTTCGCCCCTATAATATTCCGGGTCTTTGTATGGTTCTGGGGTGATAACCTTGTCGGCATCCCAGAAATAAGACTCAAAAATACCCTTATTTTCTGGATTGAATGTTCTTCCTTGTAATTGAGGAAATCCCCAAGAAAGAAAATCCCAGCCATGAATCATAAAGTAAAAATCTTCTTCTTTATGTTTTTCGGCAAAGTATAATAGTGCCGGAATTGCAGTAAGGGCTCTTCCGAGTCCACCATCAATTGTGATAATTGTTTTCATTTATAGCTTAATAATGTTTTAACCGATTTAGAAGTCTGATTTGGATATTTCCAAAACTCCATATTAGCAGACGAATATTTATCTACTATCTCAGGAGGCAAGATTATTCTTGGTGGATTGTATTCTACTTTCTTCTTTACTGTATGCAAGTCCTTAAGATTACAGACATTATCAAATGGCTCATTAGAGTATTCTAAATTATTAAAATCGTGAGAATAATAATGGAGACCAAGAAAGTCGTAAATTTCTTTTAGGGTTTGCTCTGGATTTTTACAAAGTTTTTCGTATTCAACAAAGTAAATCATTTCAGGATTTGCATAATACCCTTCTTGAAGATTTAGCCAATTGGTTGTGATGAGTCCTTCTTTATTATCCATCATGGCATCGCATCTTGAAAAGACATGGTGCCTTAGGTCTTCTTTGATTAGGGTATTTGTATAAAGTGGATTCTTTTTGAAAATGATCTCAAACGAATTCAGGATGTCAACAATGTCTCTTACACAACATAAAATTTTTGTATAAGGAAAAAGTGTTTTGAGTAGGGTTGTCTTTTTAGTCCAGGCCCTTGAGGTGTCTATAATTACTTCTTTTTTTATGTGAGAATAATATCCCTCAAAAATATGTTGAAGTAATGAGATTCTTCTCTCTTCGTTTACAATGTAATTACTTTCACATCCCGTTAAAAGGTCTATTGAGGTTGTTGTGAGTCCTTCTACCGGAGACGAAATATCTGCATAAAGATTTGGGTTTTGTCTTAAAATTGAAGACAACAAAGTAGAGCCAGAACGAGGCAGGCCAGAGATAAAATAGTACTGCTTCATTGTGGCGCGTAGGTTCCAGAAGGAAGGGCCAGGACATTAAAAGAAATTGAAATCCTTTCTTCATCATGTCTGTTTGGTTCAACTGAATGAGGAAGATAAGAAGGGAAAATAATAAGACTTCCTTCTTCTGGTTCAATCTTTAGCATATCACCAGTAAACTGGTTTTTAGATGCAGTGAGATTGCAGCCATTCCAAAGACGATTGATTCCAGGGTTTTTAAGAACCAGTTTACCACTTTGAGGTGGGGCCTTTAGATAAAAAGCCCCAGAAAATGTTTCTTCATGAATGTGCTCGGTGTTTATACATTCTCTTGAATCATTAAAATTCACCCAGGCACTGGTAAGGAATACATCACAATCAACAAAATTCAGGTCCTTGGTTGCCTGAAGACAGAGATTGCAGATGTAATTAAAAAGAGGTGCCAGATCTTGTTGTGTTTGGAGTGATGGTGGGGATTGATATCCATTTACGTTTGATTTTTCTTGGGCCGGATTTTCATATTTGAAATCGTCAACACAAGAAAGAAAAGAGTCTTTATGTTGTTCAAAGTCTGGAAATACAGACATCCAGACAGGAGTAGAATAAATTGGCAGAAGTTCCATAATTTAGATCAGTTTTTGATAATAGTACATTGTAAGATTGTTTCTTTTTGCGATTGATTTTCTTAGGTTGTAGCAGTTAATATGGCGAAACATTCCATAATACGAATTAATCGAGGCTTTTTCGGTTGCTCTTTTTGCGCGATGTTTAGTACAGTTTCTTATGTATATTGAAAATGGTTTAATGTATTTTGTTTTTTCTTTATGTCTTGCTGCTCGATAGATTAAATCAACACAATCAAGCATTGTATTTTGGATTCTAGTGCCAAGAGTAAATTTATATTCTCTAGGAAAATTTTTCACAATAATAAAAACTCGTTTTGTTAGCTCACGGGCGTCTCGATAGATTTTTAGTTCTTCCATTAAAAAATTGCCGTTCAAGGATCAAGGTTCAAGTTTCAAGGTTCAATAGGTTACACACCGGAAGGGGCGAACACAGGTCACGGTCACCTTATTGAGGCTGGTGATAGAGCCATTATCGAAGCCCTGAAAGCAGGCATTAGTAGAGGATACCTCCGTAGAAGACCAATAAAGCGCAGCGGCAAACGTGTCCCATTGGGTTCTACAAACGTAACCGGGATTATTTAGTTGTGAAGAGGATGGAACAAACCAGTCACAAGGATTAAATCCACATTGGAGTAGTCGTGTATTGAGGGCTGGCCATTCGCAAATACAACATTTGTCTCCAACCTGGGTTGAGTTGTATTGACCACCGGCCCATTGAGAACCTAGTTGAACGCAGTTGGGAGCAACTATCCATGCAGTTCCACCAGCCTTACAGATAATTCTACTGCCATCAGGAAGAGTTGTTCCAACAGGACAGGCCCTGACTAAATTTGATTGCCACCAAGGAGTTGGTCCGATAATAAGTCCCATAATTTCTTACAATTTTTAGTTATTTAGGCAAGAGTAACAATACCAGTTCTGACAATACCATCAGTTCCTCTTACTCTTACAGTAAGGGTAGTATTATTAGTTAATTCAAAACTCATTGTTGAATTAACTGTTGGGGTAGAGGTGCTTCCAAGACCAACAGTTGTAACACCAGAAATACTTGCATTACCAATTACGTCTAATTTTGTCCTTGGAGTAGCCGTACCTATTCCAAGTCCTCCCATATCGTTAACCGTTACAACATTAGTCCCAGAATTAATTTGCAAAACCTGGGCCGGATTTGTTGTAGCAATACCTATTCTACCATTAGATAAAACCTGAAATACAGTGGTGATATTTTTTTGACCAGCCGGGGCAAAACTAGCAGAACTTAGTCCAACAAAATTATTAATAGTAAATAAACTAGAATTGTCGTTTAAAACAGTGAATAATTGCCCCCCACTATTATCACCTGTAATAGAATAATCCCCCTCATAAACAACGGCTCCTCTTGATGGCACAAAGGTATTAATTCCAGAAGTTTGGGGTTTTAGGGTTATTCTATTTGTCGATATACCATTACCTGAAACAAGTAAATTACCTCTTATTTCAACGTCCGTTGCCGGTGTAAAAGTATTGACCCCGATTCTACCAGAGAAAAACGCAGTGGTATTAACATGAAAAGCCGATTGAGGATTTGTGGTGCCTATACCAAGTTTACCGGATTGAGTTACATCTATAACAGGGAGAGTGTTACTCCCGGAAAAATATTGATATCCCCCAACACTAAAAATATTACCCCCACCATTAGTAAGAGCAAATAAAGACGCCGGAAAAAAGGTAACCCCATCAGTAGAAATACCCGAAGGACTATCAAAACTTATGGCACCTCTATTGTCAATAGTACTACCAATCGCAGGCTGATAAGCAATATTTCTATAATGATTTAATTGAATATTTTCAACTGCAGTAGAACCAATAGATGTAAAATTTACTCTATTTTGAAATAAGTCTCTTATGGTAGTAATACCAGAATCATTAACAGTTAATGCGGAACGACCTTCTAAGTCATTAATAGCATAATTGATTCCATCTCCAGAGTTATCAATAGAAAATAATTGTCTATCAGGAGACTGAAAAACTAGTGACCCATTATTATTTGAATAATGTTTGGCAGAAATCTCGGTTGTTTTTCCGGCCCCAGAAGATATAAAATTAACAATAGGGGTCTGAACATAAGAACCAACCCCAACAGAATTGCCCACCCCTAAAGAGAGTCTAACCGTTAATCCGGCCCCAATAGTTGCCCCAGCGCCAACAGTTAAATTATTTGCTATTGATGCATTACTAGAAGTACTTATTGATAATGCCGGAACCCCATCATTATTACTAACAACATATAAAAACTGGTCAGAATTTTTAGAAACAGAAAATAAGTGCTCATTGCCTAATTCATAAGCAATAGTACCACCTTCATTTCTATAATGTTTAATTGCAATGTGTTCAGTAGATGCTGACCCAGTAGAAGTCACCTTTAATGGACCTCTAAGTTCTACATCGCCCACGACATTTAAATTTGATGTGGGAACTGAGGTTCCTATTCCAACCTTACCATCTCTTAAAATTAATTCATTATCAAATGTAACTCTATTTTTTGACATACTGGGTACGTTTATTAATATTTAGATTGTAAAGGTCGTTCTATAATATTTTATTGTATTAAATGAATAATTAGGGGTAAATCTAAGTCTTGAATTACTCCCAGAAATATCAGAAGTAAAATCGCCCAGGTCAATCACATCAGCAATACCAGAAGACTCGACTACATAAGAAGCCGGATTTCCGGTATCTGCAGTCTGAAGAACAAGCAAATCAGACACCTGGAAGTTATTAACAGTATTATTCACCTGGAAACTGAACCCAGCCCCAACATTAACGTCCGGTCTAGGCGAATCAAGATTTAATGCGGTCAAGGTATTATTAGATTCATATCCAGACCCAGATCCTGTTATGTTTACGCTTGTTACAGATCCACCAACAGAAACTCTTGTTGTAGACTTAACCGTATAACCCAATGTTATTGGCTGGCCATTTTTTGTCTGGGAAATAACAAAGGTGTTATTTGTGACTGGTTGAATATAATAAACGGCGGTAGTTGCTCCTAGACCAGGACCAGGGAATAAGGTAGTCAGGTCATAACCAAGTTTTGTTGAAGATGCTGTTGCAGTACTTCCAATCCCTAAAGTAGGAGAAGCAAATGTTATTGACGGAAAAACGGTATAACCAATACCAGTAGTTAAAAGTGAAATAGACTGTACCCCAAGGCGTACAGTTGCGCCAATTGAAGGATTGCTAAAGGTTGCAGTAACAGGTAGGTCGGCAGAAGTATAACCAGAACCAACATTTGTCATTACAACATTCGTTGGAATAATAGTGTTTACTGTTGCAACTGCCCCGGTTCCTATTCCACCGACTGGGGAGAAAACAATATCGGAATTAGAAATAACCGTTGTAGAGCCGGATCCACTGTTGTTTACGGTCACGTCAGTAACAACCATCCTAGTAATTGTCACTGCGGCGCCAACGCCATCGCCTGTTATAGCAACACTTGGAATCGCAGTATAACCAGAACCAACATTTGTTATTCTAAAATTAATCAGGCCATTAGGAGAATTGGGATCGACATCGGCCTCGATTGAGGCCCCAACACCAATGTTATTTTGTCCGGTGATAGTTATTAATGGAGTCGTAGTGAATCCAGAACCACCAAATGTTTGCCAGTTTAAAGTAGAAATACCTAAACCAACCGAACCAGAAAACCCGGATGCTTTTGCAATTGAAATGTTTGGTGAAACAGTATAGCCAGAACCGACATTTACAATAGAGAGTGTTGATACACCCACCCCAACAACTCCTGTTGCGGTAGTACCAGAAGTCGGACTACTGATTGTTACGGTTGGATATGCAGTTGTTGAAATTCCGACTGTTACCGGGAAACTTTGGACAATCATAGAATTGACCACTGCAGTTGCAGTTGCACCAGTACCTACTCCTGGAACAGGATTACTGGATATGATTGGTGCCTGTATGGTTACGCTAGGGATTGTAGTATATCCAAAACCAGAAGAGTTTAATTGTATTTGAGTTAACTTCGATTGCTCTAGTGGAAGGATATTTAATTCCTCATTAAAGTAAATTGTTTGACCAGTGGTTATTCCAGTAGTAAATCCAGAAATAGTAAAGGTTCCGCCAATACAAGAAGTTGGAGTCAAGGTAAATTGAGGAGAAACTGTTATGGTTGCCCTGCCACTAGTTCCAATTCCATTTATTGAGGTTATTGATTTATCCGAATAAACACCAGGGAAATAATCAGAACCACCACTTAAATTTTTAACAGATATTGTGGTTCCAAGACCCAAAGAGTTTTCGGTTGTTACCTGCACAAGATATTTGGCACTTCTAAATGAATTAACACTAAATTGATCAATAGTTATTGGATTCGTGTTAACTGTTGTTATAATTCCGCTAGAAGTCCTTACAATTTCTTCTGTTGAGGTTCCTCTTGAGATAATGTCTCCAACAAAAAGAGTTCCAGATACTTGACCGTCACCCCGAACATCTATTTTATAGAGAGGTAAAGTACTTCCAATACCAACATTTCCAGACTGGGTTGTTGTTAAAATTGTCCCACCAGTTCCAACATTAAGTCTTTGAGTGGTTGTTACACCAGAGACTGAAAGAGAGCCAGAAAGTCTACCACTACCATAAACATCAAGATTGGTCTGAGGATTTGTTGTTCCTATACCTATTCTTGCGGGATTTATTTTATAAGAAAATCCAGAATTAATTACATTATCAATTTGTAAATAACCAGCAGAACCTATACCATTAGATCCATCATTGCCAATAAGTCTAAGGGTTGGATAATAAGTAACATCGTCAGTTGCGGTGAGAATGCCGATTATAAACGGAGGTGGCTCGGCCCAGAACCAAGATGATGAATTTGGATCCGAAGTGAGAACGGCACCCTGAGACCCGGCACTATTAAACCGGTCGATTATTCGACCATTTATTTTTACATCACCCTGAACATCTAATTTATAGAGGGGTAAAGTACTTCCAATGCCAACATTTCCAGACTGGGTTACTAAAATTGTTCCACCAGTTCCAACATTTATATTCTGGGTGGTTGTTATGCCAGAAACAGTTAAAGAAGATACAGATCCTATTCCACCAATAACATTTGTGGAAATACCCGCATTTACAGCATAAGTTGCTACACCGGCAACTTTGGCATAATTTGCAACTTCTAAAACAACATCCTCATCAATGGTTCCCTTAAATGTTCCATAATATTCAAGAGCCGTCATAATACCAGAAATGTTTATATCATCTGGTAATATGTCGTTATCTAAAGTTCCACTAGTAATATTATCTGCGTTTAAAGAAGTTAAACCAGAACCATTTCCAACGAAGAAAGGTGAATTAACAGTATTGTCGGTGATCTGAACCCCGCCTACGGCAAGCCTTACATTATTAGGAACAAGAGTACTTCCAATACCAACGGCATAATTGAACAAGAAAGCATCAGTCGTGCCGACACCATAAGTATTAGATTTAGTCCAAATAAGTTGCTTATATGTATTAGGTAATGTATTAACACCAGCCGCATTTAATGATACTAAAGGACTTCCCTCGGTAGATGCAATAGCAATTCCACCGCCATTTGCAGTAGTATCATTTACATTATTTGTGGTTGAAAATCCAAGAATAATTTGCTTATCTTTAATGTATTTTTCGTCTACATTAATAATAACTTCGGTTCCATTTACAGTTAAATTACCCTGAATAATTACATTTTGATGGAATACTGAATCGTTTGCATAAACATCAAATTCATTAGTAACACTTAATTCGCTTAATGTCGAAATTCCTGAAACAGTCAGGGTCGAAACGGAAGCAATTCCACCAATAACATTGGTAGCAATACCAGATTTTACGGCATATGTAGAAAGCCCAGCAACATCCGAATAATCTGCCGTATCAGCATTTCCTGTAAGATTTCCAACAAATGAAGGTGCGGTTATTATTCCAGATGCGGAAATATTAGTAAAAGATCCAAAACCAGAATTTATTATTTGAAAAGTACCAGCAGTTGATACTATATTAACAATATTTGCTCTTTGAGAATTTAAATTAACAGAAGTTATTGAAGTTCCTAATACATTTGTTGAGTTTATATTAGTAATTGTCGCAGAAGTTCCTACAATATTAGTAAATATTGTATTTTCAAAATTAACATTAGTAATGGTGGCCGAAGTTCCGACTAATGAAGTAATAGTTGCAACACCAACCTCTAAGGAAGTTATATTTGCATTATCTAGCTGTCCTTCTGGAAAATAAAAAGTCCCTATGCCAATTAAGGTGCTGACTCCTACAATAGAAGAAGCATTAAGATTTTCTATTGTTGCACCAATAGAGGTAATATTATCAATCTGGGCAACTTCAGAAATTAAACTAGTGATAACCCCAGACTGGGAATATAAATTGGTAGTAATTACATCATTACTTACCGAAATACTTCCATCAACATCTACATTTTTTGTGGATGTTACTCCAGTAACATTTAAATCATTTAAAGTAGTTATTCCGGTTACTGAAAAATCAGTTGCCACTCCTACATTTATATTAGCAATATTAAATGTAGAAATTCCGGTTGCATTTATATTCTCTAATTCTAAGTCGCCAATTTCTAGCCGACCAGCAAATAATTCTCCACCAACATATAAATCCCCACCAGTGGTTGTTATTCCCCCAGCAGACGCAAGAAATACCGAAACAGTGGATCCACCTAGACCAATAACATTTAATGAGTTGGTAATAGTAGTTAGTCCTACAATCAGGTTGCTAAAATCAGCATATTCACCAAAATAACCTAATGCACTAACAACCCCAACAGAGCCATCAATTGTTACCCCGGTTGTACCAAAACCAACCTGGAAGTCTGTCGTTGGAATAGTAGTTCCGATACCTACATTTTTTGTGGTATAAATTCCAGATTCGCCGCTTTTTGCCCACCTAGGCCTAATAATAATATCCGCAAAATTAGGATTTGTTGGATTTTGAACAACCCCAAGTAAATCGTCAGATACTATATTGAGTCCTATAAAAGAACTAACACCTAAAATATTATTATTTTCGGCAACAAAAATAGCATTAGTGTCAATAGGAGGGACAGCAACCCATTTAATACCCTCGTTGTCTTTGGTCAGAAAATATCCAAATACACCTCCAGAATTAGTAGAATCATAAAGAGTATCACGAACTCTTATTGTACTTAAATCTAAGTCCTCGGTAGGAATAGTAGTCCCAATACCTATCTTTCCAGAAGATACTAGAACATTACCAATAATTTTAGTGGTATCAGTATTTTCAGAATAACTATTAATACCAATACTTTGTTTTCTTTTTCTACCGCTTAGATATTCTGGCATTGACTTTAATTAATTGAGTGTTTCTAAAATACTAAAAATATATTTAATTCCATCATTACTACTTGCAGAAATTCTTAATGAATCTCCAGGCTCTAAACAACATTTACCCTTTACAGCACTAATTGCATCATTAGGTTCAATTGGAAATTCTTCAAAAAATTCAGTCACGGTTGTACTAATAGTACCAGCAATATTTGTTACTCTATTATAAATTAGGGTAACTGTTTCGGTATTTTCACTTACATTTGTAATATTAGAAAGTAAAATAACTCCGGTATAACCAATTGGGGCCTTATATAATTCAGAAAGGGTTGTGGTGGCTATTCCAACTTTTGTCTTATAAATGTTTAGGGCTAATGCCATTTTATTCTCCTCCGAGTGATAGAATGAATGGAGTCATTGTTGCAAAAAGACTCTTTGTGTAATCAGTTCCAGAAATTCTTCCGGTGTTTTGGTTAATTACAACTCCATCACCAATCCGGAAATTACCTGCCTGGTCGGTTGTTGTATAAACAACCAATCCTCCATCTTTTGAAACAGTCTCATTTTCTTGAATCGGAACACCACCTAAAACTGGTATGGCCTTTTCAATATCAATTCCGGTTCCGATATATTCCATACAATGGCTAGAAGCAAGAATTCTACTTTGTTTATAAAAATAGACGTCGGTTCCAGTATCAATTGAATAAGGAATATTTTCATTTAAAGTAATAGTTGTTATACCAGAAGAACTAATTTTTGTCGAGGATGAAACACTATAATAAGTTGGTTTCATTGTTAGAGTTAATACTGCAGTATTTATCCCAACATTAGGATTACTTATTGTAAGTGTAGGTGGGGAAGAATACCCTCGACCACTAGAAACTAAATCAACAGCCGTAATTGTTCCATTTCTAATAGTAATAACAGCCTGGGCCGGAATACCCCATTCAGTATCAGGCTGACTAAAGATTATCTCAGGAGCGGTTTGATAATTAGAACCACCATTTATAATATTTACGCTATCAACCTCATAATATAATTGATCAAAGTAAAGGACCTGACCATCATATGGTCTGCTTATATAATTTTTAACATAACCCCCAAAAACATAATTTTGAACAAACCCAGAAGTACCAACATTTACGGTAAAAGTATTACTGAAAAAGCCAACCGGATAATTACCCTTTGTTTGATTAGTCAGGTCTACAATTAAATAAGAAACAAGATTATCAATAAAAGTTTTTACGTCTGAACAGGAATTTACATCATTATTAGAATCAGTATCTGGATCAGGAATAATAGTAAAGTCCTTAACATTCAGTTGATTGTTGAGGGCCAATTTTGCATATTCTCTTAAGGAAGTAAACCCAACAATAGATTGCTGTCTTTCGGATGCTATACCAACAACTCCGCTTTGATCAAAATATGCGTCTCGTGCCTTTAGGGTATTCTCATTTGAAAATGTCCTCAGGTCATTTATAACCGCATCTAGAACAAAACCTAGATCTCTCCTACAAACATTTTCACCAGTCAAAAATATTCCAGGATTTACCGTAATATTGTCCAGAGAAGAAAGGTTTCCGTCTCCGATAACAGTTGTTACTATTCCAACAAGAGTGTCTACCGCATGTTGAACATCGAAACAGGCATTGGTACTAGTAACACCTACATTTCCACCTGGACCATCATAAACGGAAGGACCAGGACTAATACAAAGTTCCTTGTATCCTAATTGGTTGGTTATGGCCTGCTTCATTAAATCTCTGGCCTGATGGAAAGCAAAAATAGATTCTTGCTCTGAACCGACTAGACCATTTGTAATCGCAATACCAGCATTAGTGAAATATTGCTTGACAAACTCGATGCTATAATAGTTACCTCCTATATAAAGATCGGTTGATATGGCATCAACAAAATATCCTAAATCTCGTTTGCATTTTTCTTCTGCAGTATAAACAACTAATGAACTACAGAAGAAGTTATTATATGTATTGGTCCAGGCGACACCAACGATTTCGGATTTGTTTTTTATTACTAGCCTAGTTGCATCTTTGAATCTATAACTTAAATCATCTGCCGGATCATTAGGGAACACAAAATCAGTATATGATAATGCAATGCCAACCAAGGATTTATCTAGAATTTCTTTTCTATTTGATTCAATAAGGGTGGCCGCATCTAAGTATCTACCAGGTGCAGTATCAATAACCTCAAATATGTAGCCATTTTTACCACTTGGATAGATTAAAATATCTTCGGATAAATTTGAATTCCCAGGTGGAGTTCCAGAGCCAATAGAAGTTGTAAGTATTCCGACCAAATTATCAATAGTCGTTTTTACATTAGCACAAGAATTTACATTATTGTTTGAACCAGTTGCAGGATCTGCAATAATAGTAAAGTCTTTTATATTAAGTTGGTTATTTATTGCAAGTTTTGCATATTCCCTTACGGCCTGGAATGCGGCAATAGACTCGATTTCTTCTCCAACTAAACCATTAGAAATAGGATTGTCTGAATCATCAAAATAGTAATTTGCCGCATTAATTATATTAAAATTAGTATTAAATTTTAGGTCATTTGCAACGGCATCAACAATAAAACCAATATCTCTACGACACTTATTTTCTCCAACCGGAATAAAGGTCCCAGACACTTCAGAAAAAGTGTTTAAAAACCCAATATTACTGGTTCCTATTACAGTCGTAACTATTCCGACTAGATTATTAATAGTAGTCTGAACATTTGAACAAGAGGCCGGATTTGTATTGCTTGATATACCTGAAAGTGGATTTGGATCTGATGTAATAGTTAAATCTTTAAATCCGAGTTGATTTGTTATGGCCCCCTTCATCAACTCTCTGGCAGTAGAAAATCCTACCAGGGCTCCATTAATTTCTTCAACATCATTAATTCCATTACTAATCGGATTGCCACTTGTATCAAAATAGTGTCTAGTAAAGTCCCTAGAGTACTTATTACCACCAATAAAAATATCAGTTGAAATAGCATCAATAAAATATCCTAGGTCTCTTTTACACTTAGTTTCAGTTGTAGAAAGAGCCGGATATTGGGATGTTATGCTTACCCACGAAGAATTTACTATTTCTTGTTTATTTTTTTGTATTAATCTATAAGAATCCTTATAGCGAGAAAATTGATTAGTCTGGGGGTCATTTGGAAAATAAAAATCTGGATAGTCAAGGGCTATAGCCGCTAAGGACTTGTCTACAATTTCTTGTTTATTTTTTATAATTAAATTTCCGGCATCAACGAATCTTCCAGGTGCCAAGAATGTATCTGGATCCCCACAAGTAAAAGCCAGATCCTGAAGCTCAACGCTCATCCCACGCCTAAAATCGTGTGGCTTGTCTGTATAAATTTGGGTAACGCCAGTCTGATTATTGTAGTCCGCCTTTACAACAGAAAAAACAGGAGTATTTACGTCAATTTCAACAATAAAATCACTTGGTTCAATTTTGGTTGCAAGAGACCCAGTATATTTTAGAGGGCCAACCATGTCGGCAACCAGGGCCTTATTACCAAAAGAAGAGTTACTATTAGTTAGGTCACATGCCCCGCCAGTCCCACAATAAACAGAAGTATCAGAACAAATTGTAAAGAGTGATACTAGCTGGGCATACCCTTCGTTGGTAATAGAAATGCCAATTCCATTTGGATTATATTGCGTAAAACTATCCAGAACCATTGACTTTAATGGTCCTAAGGCGTGATTACCGTCAATTTTCATTCCTATACTATTAGGAATGAAATTAGTACAGTTCTGAACGTAAGTTGACTGATTAATGTATTGCTTATCGGACGGATCAAAGGCTGCAATGGCAAGAGGATAAGTATTTCCGGCCTTTATATACGATAAACCGGTTATATAATTACCATTACCAACATAAAAAAGATCATCATCGTTTAAAGGGGTGACGGTTACTTCTCTAAGGCTATCACCAACTATACTGACCTGTGGGGGAAGTTTAATTGGATTATCTTCTTCATAAATCCCCGCAGTAACCCGAATAACAGTACCTTCTTTTGAATCTGTAACTGCGGCTTTTATGGTTGCCTTTGCGTCTCCTTGTTTTTTTCCACTATTTGTATCCTTACCATCTTTGGTTACCCAAATTAGATTTGTTGTAGTAGCACCAGATCCAACTTTTACAACATCGGTCCCGATTCCACTTCTGGATCTTTTGACAAAAAGATCTCCATCAAAATGGTTTATGGCTATCCAACCAAAAGGAAGTTGTTCTGGAGTAGGAACCTTTCCAGGGACAAAAGACCTAGGGTATTTTACAGAAGGATATGTATTCATTTATGTGGTATGTACCGTAAACCCCAGTATATACTGGTTATTAGTTATTTATACAAATTCAATACTCACCCATATCAATATCAAATTCATCAACAAATCCATTAAATAATTCATCATAAATTTCCTGAGAAAATGTTTCTGGGGGACTTTCTTGTTTGTAAGTGTCCTTTAAGATTTCATCTGAATTTACAAAATGATATCTATTTAAATCGGCATCATAGGTCATTACATAACCTTCTTGAAAATCAGTAAAATCAATATACCTTTCGGACCTTACCCCAACTTCAGGAGTTATATCAGAACGACCAGTTATTTTGACCTTTTTTAATTCACCCGATATTGTTCTGATTTTAAATGGTCTCATTAATATTCTCCTAGATCAATATTAAAGTTGTTACTTATATCATCATTGACACTATTAACAAATTCTTCGGGTAGACCATCCTCGGTGGCTTTTTCTAGAACTTCATCTGGATTTACAAATTCAAGTTTTTGCTCTTCTTGATTGAACATTAATACCTCACCATCTTGAATATTGGAGGTGTCCACTCTTCCAAGATCTCCAATTCTTCCACCCTGATTTGTAATAGCAGTCGTTGTTTCATGAACAAGAATAGTTCCACGGGCCACTATTTCTATTTTGTTATTGGGATAAACAACAAACATATCAAAGTAATTTCTTCCGGCTTCTAAAAATAAGGTGGAATTTTTACTCATCAGAAGTTTTATGATTCCTTGCGGTCTATTAATATATGCAACACTAAATGTATTAAATAATTTAGATCCAGGGTACTTTTGAATTTTCGCCAGAATACTAGAACCAGTCAAGTTAATAACATTTTCATTTTGATTAGTAAGTTGAAAATCTTCTTCAAAATCAGTTCCTTTAAAAATTGCATAATTAACTATTTCTACTGGAACTTTCATCAAAATACCTCAAGACATCTATTATAATACATTTGTCTATCAGCAAGACCTCTAGTGCCACCATTAACTCTTCTGGTTACTTGCTCGACGGTTGGATTAATGTCACATAATTCGTTCATTTTATTAGTGTGCCACCAAAAACCAGAACTAGTTGCTGGATAATTCAGGGCAACATAATCAACCCCTTCCATTACTCTTGGGTCCTTAATAAAATCTGCAAACCTTTGGTAGTTGTATCGACCTGTCAATTGGATGAATCCCGCGCCTTTGAATTTTCTTCCGTCGCCTGGTTGGGTGTTTCCTAGATCAGTTCTGCCTTCATAAGCATCACCAGAAGCAAGTTCTTTCATCCATTTCCCCCCACCGGACTCATGAGAGATCTGGGAAATAAAGTGACGTATTCTATTAGGCGTATTTATATTAAATTGAGTTAGACACCTGTTTAAATCATTGATAACTCTATCACTAATACTTGTTTCAGAAACATCCCAGACCCGAGAGAGTTGGTTTTTGGTGATTAATTGTTGTGGTTGAGATTTATTTCTATACTTTTTCTCAAATTCCCTTTGCACTTCATCAGAAGTATTTTTTTGGAGGTATTCAAATGCATCTACTTGTTGTGGCTCTTCTTTATAAAACTTGGCGGCATCAGTGAATTTAATAGGCGGCTTTTGTTGAGAAACTGGTGGTTTAGAAACAGAAGTTGTTGTGGGTTGAATTGCAGGATTTGCCTCTTGATAAACAGAAATATAAACAGTTCCGGTTTTTGTTAGGGGTAGAACCTTGTCTCTTAGATCAACATTTCTCATTCTTACACAACCATGGGTCGCAAAAAGAGGCTGATTTGGTGCCCAGGCCCCACTCCATCCAGCGGCAGACCCACCCCCATGAAGCATAATACCAGATCGACCGTATTTTGATTCTTGATTTTCAAGCTCTACCATGTCAAAAGAATACCAACCATAAGCGGCCAAGGTTCTATCATAAGCCGGATTGGCGCCAACTCTCTCATAATCTTTATAAATTTGTCCGATTTTATAGATTCCTGGGGGAGTATCGGTTCTTACAAGTCTAAATTCAATATCGGATCCTTGGCCTCTAGCAAGAGCCGGAACTTCCCATAAAAGTTTACCATCAAAAGAATAGGCCTTTGCGGTTTCTGAAATATCGTTAACTACAATATGGGAATCACCTTGTTTAAACCCAAAATCTTGTGGTCTTTTAGTCGGGCCGATCATTTTCTTTATACATATATTACATAAGTATTTAGGATTCTGTGTGGTATTTTAACGGTCAGGAATTTAATGAGGTTGATAAAAAGTATGAGGGATTTGTTTACCTCATAACCAATTTGAATAACAATATGAAATACATTGGCAAAAAACATTTCTGGGAAAGGAGAAAAAATCCAAAAACCGGAAGACGCCAAACCAAAGAAAGCGATTGGAGAAAATATTTTGGTAGTTGCGACCAACTAAAAGAAGACGTTAAAACTTTAGGTAATGATAAGTTCAAAAGAGAAATTTTGTATTTATGTCCTCATAAAAAAAGTATGTCCTATTATGAGACATACGAGCAGTTTAAAAGAAACGTTTTAATGGACGAGAGTTATTATAATACCAATATTGAAGGAAAGTTTTACTCAAGCGAAGTCGAGCGGATTTATGGTCTAGTCACAGAATCATTTTGTCAACAAGAAAAAGAACCTCATTGAGGTAATGATCAGCGAGGTTCTTTTCGTTTTGTGGTCTAGGCTCATTATAGAGCCTAGTTTTTAGGTCGTTTAGTTTTGCTTTTAGATTATAAACGTCGGTTATGTGAACCATTAGTCGTTAAAATACTCAAGAGCAATATCTACAACACTATCTTCTGTTAAAGATTCAAGAATATCCAGGGCCTCTGATTCATCTTGAGCATAACCAATACTCATAATGTCTTCAAGCATAAAATCAATTAGATCATAATAATCTGATTCTTTTAGTTGACCCGCAAATTTGGCAAGTCGTTCTTTGACTCCAGTGCTGGCTCTTTGGGTAGAAAGTCTTGCACCCGGAGCCGCGAATCTTACACCCCTTGTTCTACTACCAGATGCTGCCTTTTCTAACTTTTTGGCAGCCTCGGCTTTTCTGGCCGAAATTTGCTTTCTTTGCACTGCGGGTTGACCAGATGTAGAGGCTGGTAGGGCCTTTCGTGGGGTCGAAGTTTTTACCCCACCATCAGTAGTACCTTTAGCAGCAACATCTAGTTTACGTTGAACAGCGGCCCGACGAGTTGCAGTTTCTGGGCGAGCCGGGGGGAGAGCCTTTGGTTTTGCAAAAGCATCACCAACTTCTTTCTTTGCGGCAGCTGTTCTTTCGGCCTTGCGCTGTTCATAATCGCCACGGGACATTTTAGATGGTTCTTTACCGACTTTTCGTTGCAGGGCGACACCGACTTTACGAATTGCACTACCTACTGCCCTTCGCTTACTACCAGTTTCTGCTGTTGGCTCTGTGGTGACCGTAACTTGCCTACCACCAACTCTGGCCGTTCTAGTGGTTGCAGGAGCCGCAGCGGCTTTTGTGCCACTAGTCATCATTTGTTTACCAGTCTTGCTTAGGGCCTTACCACCACGGCGAAGAAGACCTTTAAGAAGAGCCTTACCACGATCAACAACTTTACCGCCAAGAGCCTTTACTGATTTTCCCATACCACCAGCCGATCCTGCTACAGCCTGCTTTACTGAAGAAATAGGACCAGTAAGTTTATTTCTAACAGTTCTGGCAGCACCGCGAACACGGGCTCCCCTTTCCTGCCTTTTTGCTCTTTGTCTGGCTTCTGTTGCGCTTGCCTCAGACTGAGCTGCATATTGTTTGCGACTAGCGATTCTAGATGCCATATCAACTCTCCTCGCCTCATAAAGAACATCAGCAACGAGTTGATCATAAGACTCACAGATTACCTCGTCCTCTAGGGCATAATCGATCATCTCAAAAGATTCTTCTAGGGTATGGCCATAATCGCGGAATTCCCAGACCATTTCTTCGATTACTTCTTCAATGTGTTCGGGAAGCATGTAATCGACAAAACGAAGATTATCAAAAGACTCTTCGATCTTGCGGTAGTCATAAATTTCAGAGTAGGCTTCAGAAAGTTGGTATCTAGACATATGTATTGAATGGTTAAGTTCTTTTAGTATTTAGCAAAAAGCCCCATTAAAGGGGCCAGTTTTTAAAGTTTGAAATTACTAAAATCGTCAGGCGACATATCTTGATTAAGGCCGCCGACAATATAAGATTCAAGCGCCTCTTCTTGAGGTGGGTTTTGAACATTTTTAGAATTAAGCCAATTTTCCGTCCAAGGAAGAGGATTATTATTAGCCGGTACATCATAAAGAGGCTTAAGTCCAATACTCTTTATTCGACGGTTAGCAATCCATTCAACATAATTAAAGAGAAGTTTATCATTGAGACCAATCATACTCCCGTCTTTAAAAAGATATTGAGCCCATCGTTTTTCTTCATCCACGACTTTCTTAAACATTTCATAAACATAGGGCTCTTCTTCTTTGGCAATTTTGGCCATATCAGGATCGTCTGCCCCAGTTTTCCATTTTGTCAATATATTTTGAGTCAAGAAAAGATGGAGGCGTTCGTCATGAGCAATTTTAGAAATAATCTTTGCAGAACCCTCCATTAAATGGAGTTCACCAAAGGCAAAAGAACATGCGAATGATACATAAAAACGAATACCCTCTAGGATATTAATATTAGAAACAGCCCGAAAAAGTTTTCGTTTGACTTCATATAATTCAGTTTTTCCTAAATCTACGCCCTCATTATTAAACTTCCAAAGATTAGAAGCACTATAATTCTGGGCCGATTGAATATAATCATCATAAGATTCAGTTACACTCTTTGCCCTTTCTAAAATATTCTCATCACCAATAATAGTATCAAATACTTCAGATGGGTTAGCATAAACATTTTTAATAATAAAAGTGTAAGAATAGCTATGAATCATTTCCATAAATTCCCAACAAATCATGGCAGATTCAAGTTCTGGAAGTGAGCAATAAGGAATTAATCCGATTCCGGGTCCTCGTCCCTGCACTGAATCAAGCATAATTTGATACTTTAGGTTAGAAGTAAAAATATGCTTTTGTTCAGGACGAAGTTTTTGATAATCCGCCCGGTCCTTAGGGAACATATATTGATAGGCTTCCGGCCTCCAAAAAGCCCCCAATTGTTGCTGGGTTAGCTTATAAAAAACCGGAAACTTATTAATGTCGTATCTTTGAATGCCTAAAGGTTGTCCAAAGAACATCGGCTGATTTACCGAGTCTACCTTATTTTTATTAAAAACAGTCATACCTTGTATTTCAGAGTTTACATGCGTCACAATCTTCTTCCTCCGTGTCTAGAATGTCGTCTACTAAATTTTCTACTTCCATATCATCATCTTTACCGTCATAGGTATTGAGATAATATGCTGTCTTATGTCCCATCGAGTAAGCGGAAAGGAAATCCTTAACGATAACACTCATTGGAACTTTATTGTCCGGATAATGCTGTGGATTATAGCTCCAGTTGGTACTTATAGATTGATCAAAGAATTTTTGCATTACTGCAACAATATTAAAGTATCCTTCATTTGATTTCATGTCCCAGAGTAGAGTATAATTATTTTTTAGTTTATTATACTGAGGGACAATGTTGCGAACTTTTCTCTTAACAGAAAGATATCCGCGAGGTGGCTCGATTCCATTAGTTGTATTAAGTACCTTTGATGACGATTCACAAGGCATGTTCGATGAGTGAGTAGTATGTCTCAGGCCAAATGTGTCAATTTCTTTTCTAAGAGCCTCCCAATCATGATGTAGGGGTTCTGAACAAATATTATCAACCTCTTTTTTGTAAGTATCAATTGGTAAAATACCATCAGCATATTTTGTATTCATAAATCCTTCACATGCGCCCTTTTCTTTTGCTAGTTGCACCGAAGTTTTAAGTAAATAATACTGAAAACTTTCACTCAGTCTATGAACAAGATTGACTGCTTCTGGATCCTCATAATTTACACTATTTCTGGCCAGATAATGAGCCAGACCAGTTATTCCAATTCCTAGAGTTCTATTTTTCTTTGTAGGAATTTCCGCTGCCTTGACAGGATATTCTTGAATATCAATCAATTCATCAAGGAATCTAACAATAAGATCACAATATTCTTGAAGTTCATCAAGAGATCTTAAAGTCCCAACGTTTATAGCAGAAAGAATACAAAGGGCAATGGCCCCATTAATGTCATCAATATGTTCTAGGGGTTCCGTTAGAAGAGTTATTTCCATGCAATTAGAAACGAGAACTCCATTTGCAAAGAAATTGTGTGTACCATCTACAGTAATATCATAAACAGGAATTTCTTCCTCAAGATATTCTGTTGAAACAACTTTTAGGCATTCATTTAATTTTGTTGAAACTAATTCATCATAAGCAGTCAGGTCCTTGGCCATTATATAATCACGATTTTTGGTATAAACCTTATGATCTGGAGTAACAACAATCTCAGTATTATTACTAAAATTAAGTTTCATCACCTGGGCTTTTGGTGATGTTTCAGCAAAAGCAGTAATTGGTTTTGTTACATTGAATCCAGTATTAAGGTCATAAGAAAGAACTCTCAAATCCCCATACTCTGGATTGTTGATAAAATCATTTAGATTTTTTATATCAATTGTTGCCCACCTGTAATCTTCTATATCCTTAACAAAAAGTTTAATTTCAATTTTAGTATCACCAGCAACACAGAGGTTACTCATCCTTACAGTCTTTTTATAAGGACTGTGAGAATTAACATGGTCAATATTCATCAGATAAAGGCGACCAGTATCGCTTCTCTCACCTAAAATTTCAAGAGTTAATTCTTGGGCATTTACAACTTCTTTTGGAATTGATGGATCATTTTCATACCTTACATAAAGATCATCAAATTCTGGTGTTCCAAATGCCTCATAAAGACCAGGCACATCATAGGGAGAGAACAATGTAATATCTCCATTTTTAATGAATCGCTCATAAAAAATCTTAGAAGTAGTTACAGCATAATCGAGAGAACGAGCCCGATTTTCGTCATTACCTTTTTCATTTTTTAGTACGATCAACTCACGAATTTCCTGGTGCCAAATAGGAAAAAATAAAGTTGCCGAACCTTTCCTGATACTTCCTTGAGAACAAGAATTTAAAATACCTTCAAAGGACTTAATAAAAGGAACAAGGCCAGTATGAATAGCATCACCCTTGCGTATTTCTTTACCTAGACCACGAATTCTTCCTACATTCAGACCAACCCCGGCCTTATTTGAAACATATCTCATCAAGGCAGAATTAGTCGCAATAATAGACTCAAGAGAATCACCACAATCTAAAAGAGTGCAACTAGAGTATTGCCGCTTTTTAGTCCTAACTGCCGCCATAATTGGCGTAGGAATATTAATTTTATGCTTACTGGCCACATCATAAAATCTTTTAACATAACTTAGTCTAGTCTCTTTTGGATACTTTGCAAATCCAACCAGACCAATCATAATATACATAAACTGCGGAGTCTCATAAAGAGTCTTAGTAGTTCTGTTTTGAACAAGATACTTATCCACCGCCTCACGCATTGCAGCATAAGTAAACAATAGGTCCCGGTCATGGTCAATAAAAGAATTGGCCTCGTCTAATTCTTCTTCGGTATAATTATCATAAATGGCCGAGTCATAAACACCAAGATCCACACATTTTTTGATGTGCTCGCTTAGATGAGGTAGATCAATTCGGCCACCATAAATCTTCTTCCGAATAGAAAATAGAAGAAGCCTGGCCGCGACGTACTGATAATTTGGATGCTCCAAAGAAATTAAATCAGATGCAGATTTAATAAGAATCTCCTGGATCTCATTAGTCGTAATGCCATCATAAAACTGAATCCCAGAGGCCATTTCCACTTGGGACACAGAAACCCCAGAAAGGCCCTCACAGGCGCACTGGACCATCTCATGGAGCTTTGATAGCTGCAACGGCTCAATACCGCCATTGCGTTTTTTTACATTAATTTCCTCGTTCATTTTTTCTTCCAAAAGTTAAATTTGAGTTGTGCTTCTAAGTTACTGTAAACATTTTTGGACAAAACGTCCTCGACATCAATACCGGCTAGTACCGCATCATTAACGTCCTTTTCTTTTATTGTTTCTGGCCATATTACGATTGAATACCCTCTTTGAATTGCCTTTGACATTCTGTCATGGATCTCTTTATTGCGGGGTTCGTTATCATAAACATAAACCGGGTAATAGATATTTAGATTTTTTAAATCTACATCGGCCCCACACATGGCGACCGAATTTTTAATAAAATAAGAATCAAATGGACCCTCTAAAACATAAACAGGTTTTTCTTTATTGATTGAATCATAATTATAAATTTTAGGAGCATCTTTGTCAAACATAATGGTTATATATTTGACGAGAGAAGGGCCAATAGAGCGTCCCTGGACCCCAATTAA